GTGTCGAGGGGCAAGGGCGAGGGGAGCGTCTTCCGTGACGCGGCGCGGGACCGGTGGGTGGCGATGATCGAGCTGCCGGCGGACCCGGTCACGGGCAGGCGTCGCCGGAAGAAGGTCACGGCCCGGTCGAAGGCTGAGGCGCTGCGTAGGATGCGCGCGGTCCAGGTGGAGGTGGAGCGTGCGGGGGACGTGACGTCTGGGCGGCCTATCACGGTCGGTGAGTGGATGGACCTGTGGATCGCGAGGGACGTGGCGCCGCATCGCAAGCCGTCGACGACGGCGGACTACCGGTCGGTCTCGGAGCGGCATATCAAGCCGGCGCTCGGTCGGACGCGGCTGGATCGGGTGACCCCGGGTGATGTCCGCCGGCTCCATGAGCGGGTCACCGCTACGGGTGCGTCATCGACGACGGCGGCGAAGGTCCACCGCGTGCTGCGCACGGCGCTCGGGGCGGCGGAGCGTGAGGGTGCGGCGGCCAGGAACCCGGCGCGGCTGGTACGGTCGCCGCCCTCGTCGAGGGTGCCGCCGCGCTCGATGAGCACCGCGGAGGCCAAGAGGTTCCTGGAGGGGCGCAGGGAGCGTGGTGACTGGGCGCGGTGGGCGGTGGCCCTCATGCTGGGGGTGCGGCAGGGTGAGGCGCTGGGGATGACGCTGGACCTGCTGCACCTCGGGGCCGACCCGTGGGTGGAGCTCGCCTGGGAGGTCAGGCGCGTGACGTGGGAGCACGGGTGCGGGGAGCGGTCGACGGAGGGGTGGCCGTGCGGCCGGGTCCGGGGCGCCGACTGCCCGGATCGCCGGGCCCCCGTGCCGGCGCACCTGGAGGCCGAGCAGGTGCACGGCGGCCTGTGGCTCCTGCGCCCCAAGACCACGGGGTCGCACCGAGCCTTCGGACTCCCCCGCGTGGTGGCCGACGGCCTGGCCGCCCACCTCGACCGCCACAGGCCAGCGCGGTTCGTCTTCGAGGCCGCCCCGGGCGTCCCGGTCGACCCGCGCCGCGACTGGGGTGCGTGGCGCCAGGCGCTCGCCGAGGAGGGCCTGCCGCCGATGCGCCTGCACTCGGCCCGGCACACGGCGGCGACGCTGCTCCTAGAGGCCGGGGTGCCGGTGCGCACCGCCCAGGAGATTCTGGGCCAGACCCAGGCCCTGACCACGGCCCGATACCAGCACCCCGGCAGGAGGGTCACGGCCGCCGCCCTCGAGGCGTCATCCGACCTGCTCTGACCGCACCCCAGCCACCCTCCCCGGAGCCGCGGGAAAAATCCGGCTTTCGGGCGCATTTCCCGGGATATTCTCCGCTCCCCTCCCCGGCCCGCCCAGACCAGCCCGGGGACACCGCCGGCGCCTCATCGATGGCGGACCACCGCCCACCCCACCGCCACCGTCGCGCTCGCGGGCGGGTGGTGGCGTGATCGTGACCATGGTCTGGGAGCTGGCGTCCGGCTGGGCTCGTAGCATGGAGACGTGCTGCGGCGAGGGTGCCGTGGCATGGACAGTCAGGAGGGGACCATGGCAGGCAGGCGGGACAAGATCCTCGCGTTCATTGTGAGCGTGGACGGGGGGCTGACCCTCTATCAGGACCGGATCGAGTACCGCGTCAGGCGGAAGGTGGAGCGGGTGATCCCGCTCCAGTCGATCACGTCGGTGAGGGTGGAGAGCGGGTCGGCACTTGAGGCACGGGTGACAGCCACGCGGCTGGTGGCACTCGGGGTCTTCGCGTGGGCCGCGAAGAAGAAGACTGGCGGGGAGGCATACTTGACCATCGAGGCCGAGGACGCCTTCGTGACGCTCATGGTGGACCGGAAGAAGGTCGCCGCCGCCCATCGCTTCGTCGCCCAGGTGGAGACCCTGCGCCGCGGCTGACAGAAGCTCACTGCACGTCACTGAGCCCTCACTGATGATCAGTGAGGGCTCAGTGACGTGCAGTGAGGGTCTCGGGTCAGGAGGCCAGGATGGCGGGAAGGCGTCGGGCGGCGCGCTGCCATGCCAGGACGAGGCCGGGCGTGACGTCAAGGTGGCGGGCGATGCCCCACAGGTCGGGGCCCTCGACCTGCTCGGCGTCGCGGTAGGCGGCGGCGGTGATGATGAGGCGCGCGGCCTCCTCGTCGACGAAGCGCTCGACGGCGGCCTCCTGATGGCCGTCGTCCCCCCGTCGGGCGTGCACGACCTCGTGCGCCAGGGTGGCGACCTCCTGGCCGACGGTCAGTCCCCGCGAGATGAGGATGCGTGACTGGGACGCCTCGAAGCGGCCGCGCTCACCTGGGAGCAGGTCCGCCCTGTGGACCGTGACGCCGTAGGAGTGGGCGACGGCCAGCAGGGCGGACTCGCGGCGGTCGACGGGATCGATCATGGGGACTCCTCCATCATCTCCGCCTCATCGGCGGCGCTCATCTCGACGGTGTGCGCCGCGTAGGGGACGGAGTCGTCAGCAACGACGTCCTCGCCCCATCCGGGCGCGTCGCCGACCGTAGCCATCGCCGGCCCGACGCGCCGGGAGGTCGGCAGTGCCGTGACCGAACCGGCACCGACCGCGCCCTCCTCGTCGCGCGCAAGGCGCTCCTCGGCGCGCTGGACGATGACGACGACGTCGACGGTAAGCGCGCTAGCGATCGCGAAGAGAGATGCGAGCGTCACGCCTCGCTCGGCGTTGAGCAGGCGCAGGAGAGTGCGCTTCGGGATGCCTGACCGTGCGGCGAGGATGTCAATCGTCATCTTCTGGGCACTCCGCTCGGCGCGCAGCTCAGCCGCGACGGCGGCATTGAGCCCGGCGGAGGGGTCCTTCTCAAAGACGGTCATCTCGGTGGGAGCCATGGCGCTAGTGTGCCACATTGGGCACTAATGTGACAGTATGGTAACGGTGCCCAGTCCGGCTTGATAGTGCCACATTGGGCACCTATGGTGAACCCATGGTCACCGACACGATCACCCCCCAGAGCGTCGCGGACGTCATCGTCAGGAAGATGGAGGACGCCGGAGAGACCACGCTGGGCCTCACCAAGAAGGTGGGAATCCCCCGAGCGACCCTCCAGCGCCGACTCCTCAACGGCGGCGGACTCCAGGTCGCCGAGCTGGCTGCGATCGCCGCCGCTCTGGGCACAACCACGATCGCGATCCTCACCGAGGCGCAGGCCAACCAGACGCGCTCGCGGGCTGCTGGCGCGGAGGGGGACCTGTGATGGGCGGCGTGCTCGAGGTCCTGGGGGCAACCGTTGAGGTGCGGCGCGTGGAGGCGCCCGACGCCCAGGTCGCGGTGACGGCGGTGGACATCCGTCCTGAGAATCCGGGGCTCGCCCCGGTGTGCGTGACGCTGGACGAGGCGGAGGCCGACCGGCTGGTCGGTCTGCTGCGCGGAGGCGTCGGTGATGACTCCTCCCCGGCGGGTGAGGGGCGCGGAAGTGATGACCCCGCGTCCGCTGTGGTGGTGGCTGCTGTTGGCCCCGCCGGGGAGGGCCCGGTGCCGGGCGTGGCGTCCTGTAGCTCTGACGCCGCGCCTGGCACACCGTCGGACTGGCCGGCCAGAGACGACACGGTGCTGACCGGCTTCGTGTCCACGGGGATGGGTGTCAAGACCGTGTCCCTCGGTGGTGAGCGTCGCAGCACGGTGATGCCTGTCCTGACGCGGCGGTCGGGGTTGCCGGCGGTGCGGGTTGAGATGCCCGTCGTCGTCAGAGGCGGGATCGCCCTGGAGCCGCGCCGAGCGCTCGATCTTGGTCTGGCGCTTATCGAGGCGGGCACTCTCGCGAACGCGGCCCGGGCCCTCCCGGAGTGGGAGGAGCAGGCGCGGATGTGGGGGTGGGCGCGGTGAGCGCGTCGGTGCAGGAGCGTGAGCTGGCTCGCCTGGTGCGGGCGGTGGAGGCGCTCGCCGATCGGGTCGAGCGTCTCGAGGGGCTGCTCGTGTCGGGGGCGGTGGAGGCGCCGCGGACGCTGTCGGTGGACGAGGTCGTCCGCTTGACGGGGGCGCCGCGCCGCATGGTGCTCGCTGCGATCCGGACGGGAGCCCTTCCGGCGGTCGAGGTGGGTGAGCGGACCCGGCTGGTCCGGCCTCAGGACCTCGACATGTGGCTGGAGCGCCTGGAGCGGCGCTCTGTGGATGCGGCCTGACGGGCCGCGGCAGGAAGAAGCAGGAGAGTGCCCCGCCGCGATGGGCGCGGCGGGGCGGGATAGAGAGGAACTGAAGACCTCATGGAGAAGAGTAGCACGGTGTCGCGGGGGCGTCATGTGGCGCCGGCGCCCGATGGGGGGCACCTGTGGCTGGTGGCGGGTCTGCGGGGACCGGAGCTGTGGCGTCCGGCCCGACTCCTGGCCCTGGTGGTGACGGTGGTCGCCGCTGTGGTGGCCCTGGCGGTGGAGACCGTCCTGGCGTGGCGCACGGGCCACACGACGGGCCTTCTGCTGGTGGGTGCCGCCCTGGTAGCGGCCTCCCTGGTTCAGGCGCTCACGGGCGCCGAGGGGGTGGCGGAGTGAGTGCCAGGATCGACTGGTCACGGGGGCCTGTCCCCTGCGTGGAGTGTGGGCGCATGATGCGGCCGATCCGCCGCAAGCCTGCCGGCGAGTGGGCGGGCACGGTCCAGGCCGTCGGTCGGGGCATGTGCGCCGCATGCTACGAGGCGGTGAAGCGCAATGCGAAGAGCCGCGGGGAGGCGGTCTCGGCGGTGCCGTCGTCGGCCCTTGCGGGGGCGACGATTGACACGGAGGCCCGCCCGCGGGCGTCGTTCGTGTGGCAGTGGCCGATGGTGTGCCCGGGGGTGCCGTCCCAGCACCTCGAGATCGAGGCGATGGCCGACCTCATGGACCACCTGGAGGCCATGGGGTGGCTGCTGTCGAGGTCGCCGCAGCGGCTGTCCCGCCCTGCTGGTGGGGGGATGGCGTGGCTGGTGCACGTCGAGGAGGCCCCGCTGGAGCTCCGGCGGGCCCTGGAGGCCCGCCCGGAGACGGCGACGATCCCGACCATGCGCGGATCCTTGGTGTTCGCGCGGGCTCTCCTGATGGAGGGGGTGTCCATCGGGCACATGGAGGCGGACATCGTCGCTGACGCGGCTGCCAAGATGCGGGAGCTGGGTCTCATCGCGATCGGACGGCCGGTGCGTGAGGGGATCACGCATGGTCTGGCGCCGGTGATGAGGGTGCGCATCCCGGTGCGGCAGGCGACGCCGGCTGAGGCGTCGGCTCTGGGGCACGCGTCGGCCGACGTCGACGTCGTGGTGCCGGTGGCCTCCGGTGAGGGGGTGGCGGCATGAGTGGGGTGCTTGGAGCCCTCGTGGCGGAGGAGCGTGACCGTGCCCGCCTGCTCAAGGGCGGCGGGCAGGGCGGGATGCTCGACGCCCTCGTCGATGACCTGCGCACGGTCTCGCCGCACGCGATGGGAGAGCACGAGACGCGTGTGATCGCCGCGGCTCTGCTGCGCCGTGGCTGGCGCCGTGAGGGGGGTGCGTCGCGGTGACCGCGCCTTTCTACCGGGACGACTTGGTGACGCTCTTCTGCGGCGATTGCAGGGAGATCACTGACTGGGTGGCGGCGGACGTGCTCGTCACGGACCCGCCCTACGGCATGGCCTTCCAGTCGGGGCGGCGACGGAAGGCCTTCGACCTGATCGTCGGCGATGAGGACACGACGGGTCGTGACGCGGTGCTCGACATGTGGGGCGCGGAGCGTCCCGGCCTCGTGTTCGGCCGGTGGTCTGTGACGCCGCCGTCGGGTGAGCGTCAGCGGCTCATCTGGCACAAGGCTAGGACGACGGGCATGGGTGACCTCGCGATGCCGTGGGGCCCGAACTTCGAGGACATCCACGTCATCGGGTCCGGGTGGGACCGTGAGGCGGCTGGCCTGCCGCGTGTCGGGTCGGTGATCACGACTACGCAGGCAGTGGGGGGGGTGCCGACGCCGAGGGGCGGATGGGGCACCCGACGCCGAAGCCTGTGGGGCTCATGGAGCAGCTCATCGCCCGCTGCCCGGCGGGGGTGATCGCCGACCCGTTTGCCGGCGCAGGGGCGACGCTCGTCGCGGCCCGAAACCTCGGCCGGCGCGCCGTCGGTGTCGAGATCGAGGAGAGGCACTGCGAGACGATCGCACGTCGGCTTTCCGAGCAGGTCATGGACCTGTGGGGCGGGGGTGACCAGGCATGACAGGCATGAGACGCGTCTACGTCGCGGGCCCGATCACGGGCGTGCCCGACTACGAGGTGTTCTTCCGGGCCGCGTGCCGGGCGCTGCGGTCGGCAGGGTTCGAGCCGGTCTCCCCGGCGCACCTGCCGGTCAAGTCGGCCCGCCAGTGCCGGCGGCCGGGAGACGACGAGTGGCGCATGTGGATGCGTGCAACGGGGCACCTGCTGCTGGAGTGCGACGGCGTCGCGCTGATCGACGGGTGGCGGGAGTCCCGGGGCGCGCGGATCGAGGCGTTCTGGGCCAGGCGGCTCAGGCTGCCGGTCAAGCCGCTGGAGCACTGGGTCATCCCAGCTGCCTCCGGGGAGGGCGAGGAGACGGCCGGCCGGTCGTCGGACGGAACGGGCATGAGTGAGGAAAGTCAGATGAGCGAACACCACGACCTCAGTGACCAGGTCTACGACCTGGTCAACTGCACCCCGCACAACCTGCGGTTCAAGGCGGGGGACTACTGGGTGGAGGTCCCGCCGGAGATGACGCCGGCTCCGCGACTCACGCTGAGCACGGAGCACACGACGCGGGTCGCGGTCCGCATGGGAAGTGCGCGCGTCACCGGGGACGGGCTCACGACGGATGTCACCAACTTGGACATGGCGGCGACCGTGCTTTCCGGCCGCCGCCCGACGGGCTGTGAGCCTCCCCTTCCGGACGGGGTTGGTGGCGTACTGGTTGTGGTCCCACGCGCCATCGCGGAGTACTTCGCGCACCGTGAGGACCTGGTGTGGCCGGACCGGCTGGTCAGGGACGTGGACGGCAGTGTGATCGGGTGTACGGCGCTCGGGGCGCTCTGGGCGCCTGAGGGGATCGACCTGTTCGTGGAGGAGTCATGAGCGCTCAGGACACGGCTCAGGACACGGCTCAGGACACGGCCCAGGGCGGTGAGGCGACGGGGCTCGTCCCCCTGGAGTGGGCGGTGACTCTGGCCGTCACGGTCTCGGGATGGCTCTTCCGCACGGGGCTGTATCCGCGCGTCGGTGTCGAGCGGCACGGGGACACCGTCGTCATCGACACTGGCACGGGAAGGTGGCTGAACCTCGTGTGCAACCGAGAAGCGGTTGAGACCGAGGCGGTCTATGACGACGCGTGCGGTCTGCGGCGCGTGCCGCAGGGGCGTGCGTCGTCTTTGGACGAGCTCACCGGCATCGTCGCCCAGTGGGCCTATCAGATGGGGGTCTCGGCATGAGCGGGACCAGCATCCGGGTGGTGGAGTGGTCGGCGTCGTGGCTGCCGGTGACTCACCTCGCTGAGGTCGGGGAGCGGCGCCTGGTGGGGCCGTCGCTGGGGCGGGCGGCCAGTCTTGGGCAGCCACCGCACTGGGTGTGTGACGTGGCCCGCCTGTGCAGGAGCGGATCGCAGCCGCATGTGGCGGATGCGGTTGAGCCGGGTCTGCTGTCACCGGAGGAGGTGGCTGAGCTGGTGGCTGATCGGAGGACGTGCCGCCGGTGCGCGGAGGTGGCTCGCCGCATGCTGGCCGAGGCCGGTGGTGACGCGGCGGGTGAGGACCCGCTTGGGACGCCGTCGATGCTGGACATGCTCGGTGCTGACGGGGGTGGTTCCCGGTGAGGCTGGTCATTGCGGTGGATGGGTCGCCGGTCGTCGACCCGGTGACGGTGGTCCTCACGGTCGCCTCGGTCTCTCCGGAGGGTGCGGGTGGCGCCCCGGCCGGGAGGTCGGATGTCGTGGCGAGCATCCGCGCGGAGGAGCAGCGGGTGGAGTCGGGGGCCCGATGGCTGGGGACTCTGCTGCCGGCCCTCGTGGGGGCGGTCCCGGAGCAGTGGGAGCGCTTCCTCCCGGACCCGGACGGTCAGCTGGAGGTTGTCGCGGTGGATGCGCCTCTGGTGGAGGCGCTCGAGCGGGTCGGCGTGATCGCGCCGGCGCAGGCAGGACATATGGAGCACGAGAGCATGAGGGAGGCTGGGCAGTGACTGGGATGAGGGTGCCGTCGACGGTGCAGGTGCGGGTGGTGTGCCCGATGGACCTCCTGGTGCGTGCGGTGCGTGCGGTGGTCCCGCACACCGGCCCGGAGAAGGCGGGCACAGGCCTCGAGCGGGTGCGTCTGGTGGTCGACCTGGAGGGGATGCGTCTGTCCGTGGTGACCACGGACGGGGTGTCCGCGGCGGTGGCGTCGGTCCTCCTGGAGGAGGCGGACGTTGTAGGCGACGGGGAGCCGGCGGACACGGGCCTGGTGGAGGTCGTCGAGGTCGACCTGACGGTCCGGGCGGCTCGCATGATCGGCCGCGTGCATGATCCCCGGGGTGCCCGGGAGGACCAGGGGGCGCGCGCGGAGGTCGTGGTCGACGAGCACTGCGGGACCGTGTCGGTCACGGACGTCACCGGCCTGTGGCCGGGTGCGTCGGTGCGGGTGCGCAGCCAGCCGGACTGGTACTCCGAGGAGGGTCTCGAGCGGCAGGACGCCGCCCGGATGGTGATGGAGGCGTGCGCGGAGCCCCTGGCCGGTGCGGCGACGATGCTCATGCCGTCGGATCACATGCGCCAGTGGGCGGCGACCGCGAAGGAGCTCGGGGGCCTGCCCCTGCGGGCCACGACGGGCGGGCACCTGCTCATCGCCCAGGGGGACGCGGACAGTCCCATGTTGTTCCTGGGCAGCACGATCGCGTTCGGCACCGCTGGCACGAGGGCGGACGACCGGGCCTACGACGGGTCCGGGACCGGGGTGCTCATGGGGCTCCTCATCGACGGCGCCCCGGTGGGAGCACGGGAGGGCCGCCGCTCCGATGAGAGGGCCCTGGTCGCGGACCTGTCCGCGTGGCTCCACGAGCAGGACAACGGGGGCCCGGACGGGGGTGAGGCAGCATGACCGCCGCGCGCCGCCGGTCCCACGCGTCTGCCCGCTCGGCCGGCACCCGCTTCGAGTCGATGGTCGCCGGCTACCTGCGCGACAAGCTCGCTGACGACCGCATCGAGCGTCGCGCCCGCACCGGCGCGCAGGACCGAGGGGACATCGCCGGCGTCCGCCACCAGGGCGAGCGCCTGGTCATCGAGTGCAAGAACACCGCCCGCCCCGCCCTGGCGGCGTGGGCGGACGAGGCGGAGATCGAGCGAGGCAACGACGACGCCATCGCCGGGCTCGTCGTGCACAAGCGTCACGGAGTCGCCGCCCCCGGAGACCAGTGGGTCACCCTCACCCTCCGGGACCTGGTCGCCCTGCTCAACGGCCGTCGAGACGAGGAGGACCAGCCGTGAACACCACGACAATCATCGCAGCCGGTGGCGACGTCATGCCGCCCGCCGGCCAGCTCGACGTCTTCGAGTTCGACGGCGTCGAGGTCCGCACCGTCACCGACCCCGACGGCCAGACCCTCTTCGTGGCCGCGGACATCGCCCGCGCCCTCGGATACCGCATGGCCTCCGACATGACCCGCCGCCTCGACGACGACGAAAGGGGTACGCGCTCAGTGCGTACCCCTGGTGGCGACCAGACCATGATCGTCATCACCGAGTCGGGCGTCTACGCCGCGGTCCTCGGCTCCCGAGTCGAAGGGGCCACCAGGTTCCGCCGCTGGGTGACCGGCGAGGTGCTCCCCGCGATCCGTCGGCACGGCGGATACCTCACACCCCAGGCAGCAGAGGCCGCGCTCAGCGACCCCGACTTCATCATCCGCCTGGCGACGTCCCTCAAGGAGGAGCGTGCAGCCCGCGCCGCCGCAGAGCAGCGGGCGACAGCGCTCGCGGCTCGTGTGGAGGCGGATGCGCCGCACACGCGCCTGGGTCGGGCGGTGTCGGAGTCGGAGGGGGACGTTCTGGTGAAGGCAGTGGCGGATGCCTTGACGCAGGAGGGCATCCCCTGCAGCCAGGTGCAGCTCTTCCGGTGGCTGCGCGCCCACGGGTGGCTGTGCCGGTCGCAGGGCGACATGTGGAACCGACCCACGAAGTGGGCACTGGACAAGGGCTACGTGCGCGCCGTCGAGCACGTGGTCAATACGCGCAGCGGGTCCCGCCTCCGGTGGGTGCCGCGCGTGACGGGCCTGGGGCAGCAGGTCCTCGTCGACGGATTCACGACCGGACGATTCGACCTCAACGAGGAGAAGTGATGAACACGAACATGACATCCACCAAGGCGGCTACCGCTGGTGGGTCGGACCCGCTGCCGGCGAACCCCTATGCGGCGCGCCGTCGCCCGCGGAGGGGCGACTACCACCCGGAGCAGGTGCAGGAGTGCGCTTCCTGCGGGAAGCGATACAACCCCGTCGCCGGAATCTGCGGCTGCAACGACAAGCCCTGAAGGTCGCACCCGACCAAGCAGAAGACACGAGAGGACAGATGGAGATGGAGACCATGATGACGATGACGATGACGGAGACGCGCAGTGAGTCGAGCGCGCTGCGGCACCCGGGGATCATTGCCTGCGCCTTGCACGGCCCGCGCGGGTCGCTGGAGCGGGTGATGGCCGCCATCGGCTACGCGGCGGGTTTGTCGACCCCGGAGGCGGACCTGTGGGCCGACTCGGACCGCCTGCTTGACGCCGTGGCGTCAGCGCTGGCGGCGGCCTTGTCGTGGCTGGTGCACGAGGAGTGCGAGGACCCGTCCCCTGAGGACTGGGACCGGGTGATCAGCCGGGTGGAGAGCCAGCCGAGCCGAGTTCGGCCGGGGGAGATCGATTCGGGGGTGAGGTTGAGGGCAATCATCCTCGCGCTGTCAGCCGAGATCAGGTCAAGCGACAGGCCCACGCTGTGGACCAGGCAGCGGAGTCTGGAGGGGATCGAGGCTGCTGTTGGGCTCATCGCCGGATGGGTCGAGGAGCTCGAGACCCAGTCCGGGGACCTCCTCCGTGAGGAGGCCTGCGACTGCCGGACGCAGCGGACCCAAGCCGCCATCGAGGAGGCTGTCGGTGACCTCCTCGTGGACGTCGCCACCGAGGAGGCTGATGACACGGTGGGAGCCGACGTCGACTACGACCGAATCGTCATCACCGACTGCTCCCACTTCGCGCGCGCGGCCGCCATCCGTGCGATGAGCAGCATCTTTCAGAAGGGCTGAGGACCAGAGATGAGAAGCAAGATCGCGGCCGCGGCAACCGTCGCCGCCGTCTACGCCGCCGTCATCCCGCCCCTGGTCCTGGGGACCGCCCTCGCGCTCGCGGTGCGGGCGGGGTGGCTGGTGATCGAGGAGAGCAGGGTGCCGCAGTGCCTGCGGGACGACGAGCCTTTGGAGGTGCACTGACATGGCGGGCGAGACGATTGTGACGATCGTGGGGAACCTGACTGGGGACCCGGAGCTGCGGTTCACGCAGTCGGGGACCGCGGTCGCGTCGTTCACGGTGGCGTCGACGCCGCGCGCCTTCGACCGCGCCTCCGGGGAGTGGAAGGACGGGGAGACCCTGTTCATGCGCTGCTCGATCTGGCGTGAGGCGGCCGAGAACGTCGCCGAGTCCCTGGTGAAGGGCGCGCGGGTGATCGTCCAGGGTCGCCTGGTCCAGCGGTCGTTCACGACGCGGGAGGGCGAGCAGCGCACGGTCGTGGAGATGCAGGTTGACGAGGTGGGCCCGTCCCTGCGGTACGCGCGCGCTCAGGTGACCCGCATGGGCCGCGGCCAGGCCCAGGGGTCGCCCCAGGGTGGGGGCGGGCAGTGGGGGGCGCCCCAGTCGACGGCGGCGACCGGGACCTCGGTGTGGGACCAGTCGGCCCCGCCGGCGTCCCCGCCGCAGGGGCGGATGACGGAGCCGTTGGGAGGGCCGGTCGCGCGGCCGCATGCGCCCCAGCAGCCGCCGTCGACGGAGGACGGATGGGTGGCCGCGATGCCGGGCCAGACCAGCTTTGGGGACGAGCCCCCCTTCTGACCATCACAGCACTGACAGCACAGAGAGGACATCGAGAGGCCATGAGCAAGGCGATCAACAACCCCGTCAACAACCCCACCAACAGCGCCCGGGGTGCCTGCGAGGGGTGCTCCTGCACGGGCTGCCCCCGCACGGCCGGCGGCGGGCCGGGAGAGCCGGTCTGGACCAACCGCGCGCAGCGGGCCAGCGCGGCCGTCGGGAAGGCCCTCGGTGTGGTCACCCTGGCCCTCCTGGGCGCCCTCGGGGTGGCAGCCCTGGTGGGCCTGTGGCGGGTGATCCTGTGAGCGCCCGCAGGACGCCACGCACCGGGGAGCAGCTGGACGTGGGCCGGTGACCAGATGACCGCCACAGCGCAGAAGGGGCGCGTCACCACCGGGGTCGTCCCCGGGGGGCGCGGCTGGGTGTGGACGTGCCCGGCCTGCGGGGCCGTGCGCTCTCACTCCGAGCGCGGGTGGGTGCGGGACGCCGCCGCCGTGCACCAGCAGGCCGCCTGCGGGACGGGGGCGCGTCCGGCCTACCACCCGGAGCTCTTCGCGGGCTGCGAGGTGCACATCGGGTGGGCGGTGTGCCAGCTCGACGACGGGACGAGCCACATCGCCGACATCGTCCGGTACCGGTCGGGCTGGTACAGCCGCATGCTGTGCCGCGGCGCCAGGGTGACCGACGTCGACGACCGCGACGCGCCGTGCGATCCGCCGCCGGCGTCGAGGGCGGAGATCCTCGCAGAGGTCTCCCGTCGCCAGAGCGGGCCACCGGAGGACCGCGTGTGCACCCGATGCGTGGCAGTCCTGTGGGCAAGCAGCAGGGAGCTCGAGGGGCCGACCATGACAGCCGAGGAGGCCACATGGGTGCGGGAGCACGCGTGGCTCCCCAAGATGCGCACCCTCGTCCTCCACCGGGACCCCTGCCGGTGGGTGGTCTGCCTCGCGTGCCACCACGGCGAGCACCAGGAGTGCGAAGGCGAAGGGCCCGGACCGGCGTCCCGCGGCCGCATGACACGACAGGACCAGAGGCCACTCCGGGCATCAAGCCTCATCACCCGGCCGAACCGCCTCCTCGACCTCACAGCGCCCGCAGTCTTCGACACCCACCACGAGGTCGGCGTGTGGTGCTCATGCGCCCTCGCCGACCACCAGGACACGACAGCACAACCCGCGAGCGCCGCACCAAGGCGAGTCGCGCGGCAGACGACGATCTTTGACTTCATGTGAGGAGCGAACACCTATGAGCACAGACAAGACGGGCGGTTCTGCGCCGCGTGAGCGCAGCCAGGCCGAGAGGGCGCTGGACCAGGTCCTGGACCAGTTTCTGACCGGTGAGGCGCCGCTGGTGGGCCTGTGGCTCCGGGCGTCCGGGGTGACCCGCGCCATGTCGACATATCTCCTGCAGCTGGGGTGGCCTGCCTTCGAGCTGGCGCTGCACGCCGATGGGCTCGCGGGCCTCCCGGCGGGGTCGGTCCTGCGGGACGCGGCGGGGGTGCAGGTCGTGGTCGCGGACAGCGGACTGCTGATGGACCTCACCGGCACCGCGCAGACGGCGGACAGCCTCGCGTTCCCGGTGGCCGTCCTCTACAGGGGGGTGGCGTGAGATGACCACCTATCGGGTGAGTCGCTGCCGGCGGGGACTGGCTCACGTCATCAGGACTGTGGGGTCAGACCAGGAGCCCCGGCTGGACGTCGTCAGCATGTGCGCACCTCCGGACGTCGAGGCGGTGCCGTACCCGCGCAACCTGTTCCTCGAGCTGCCCGAGGTGTCGGAGGCCCAGGTGAGGGGCGCTGAGATGTGCCCGGAGTGCGTCAAGGCGATGTCCGCCGCCCTCGGGGGCGCCTTGGCGGCAGTCGTGGGGCACATCGCGTCGATGATGCCGGCCATCGCCGCCGGCATCCGGGAGGTGCAGGAAGCCATCGCAGCCCTCACCGGGGAATCCAGCCGCGGGGAGCAGGACGACTGATGGACACGCCCAGCCCCCAGGCAAGAGCCCCTCCACCACCCCCAGCGCCAGCCAGCCACACAAACAGAATGACGAGCAGCAGGAGACCCAATGAGCTTCTTCGTGGTCGACGACCAGGCCCACGTGCACCCCAAGCACCAGGCCCTGGTCCGACGCGGCCTGTCGGGAGACACCGACGCGCTCGCGGCTGGCTACTTGTGGGTGCTGATGGGGTCTCGACTGCGGTCGGCGTATCAGGACGGTCGGTTTGACCGGTTCGATCTGTTCGCTGTGATGCCTGATCCGCGCGTGCTGCGGATGGCTGAGATTTTGGTTGAGGCTGGTTTGTGGCATGATCGTGCTCACTGTTGTGAGCGGTGCGACCTTCCTCCGGAGGGGTCGTGGGTTTTCCACGATTGGGCGCACTGGTCGCAGCGGACGGGTGAGCAGGACCGGGCGCGCCGGGCATTGCAGACGGAGAGGAAGGACGCTTCCCTTCATGATGCGATGTGGGCACGCGATGGTCTGTCGCGGGCGCATGATGGGGAGCCTGAGAGGGCCCTGTGCGTCTATTGTCAGAGGCTCGTGTTCCGGGACACTCGGAAGGGTGACCTGGCGCCGGAGATGGACCACGTCTTCGGTCGGGCTATGGGTCTCGACGGCGTTGCCGTCGCGTGCCGCGCCTGCAATAGGGCGAAGGGCAATCGCTCTGCCTCGCGTGCGGGGATGAGCTTCCATCCGACGTCGCCGCACTCGGTGGCGCTGGCCCGTCGTGCTGAGCATCGATCGCGCCCTGGTGAGGGGCCCGCTGATCTGCTCGAGATGGCGTGGTCGTCGCCGTCGGGGGGTGGTGACGAGGCGGTTGGGGACCGTGGATCGCGCCCTGTCGAGGGGTTCGCAGATTCGGCTCCGCCGTCGGTTGGGGACCGTGGATCGCGCCCTGTCGAGGGGTTCGCAGATTCGGCTCCGCCGTCGGTTGGGGACCGTGGATCGCGCCCTGTCGAGGGGTTCGCAGATTCGGCTCCGCCGTCTGGGGGTGGGAGCAGTGTGCCTGCGTCCGTCGAGCCGCACCCACCTGTGGGGGGTGGGAGCAGTGTGCCTACCTGGGGGCCGGAACGTCCCGTTCTGGCCACCCAGGAGACACGTGACGGGGCTATCGGGGGCGACGTGCACCCGGGTACCAGGGGTGCCGAGAACGGCGCTCAGAATGGCTCCCACGGCCTCGTGGGGGCTGGGGCGCCTGGTGGTGGAGCTGCCGTGGCTGTCGTCGGCGAGCCTGCCGGCCCTGCCGGCGAGCCTGCCAGCCGTGGGCTCGTGTTCGACGACTTCGTCGCGGCCGAGCCTGCCGGCCCTGCCGGCGAGCCTGCCAGCCGTGGGCTCGTGTTCGACGACTTCGTCGCGGCCGAGCCTGCCGGCCCCTCGCGCGCGCGTACGCGTACGGGCGCGCGCACGGGCCCGTGCGCGCCCGACGCGCGTACGGGCCCGTGCGCGCCCGTGCGTGCGGGCCCGTGCGCGCCCGTGCGTGCGGGCCCGTGCGCGCTCTCCCGCCCGGCAAGGCAGGGCAGGGCAGGGCAAGGCAAGGCAGGGCAAGGCACGGGCCAGGGTGAGGGGTCGGATCACTGGGGTGAGGGCTCTGGTGAGGTCCGGTCAGGAAGCCCTCCGAGGGGGAGGAGGCGTCGAAGGGGGCGTCGAAGGAAGGGAACTTGTGACATCCACGGGGACACGTTTCCGTGCAGGCTTTGTGAGGAGGAGATCGAATGAGCTGCGAGACGAGGGCGGCTTTGGAGTCGGCGCTCATAGATCATCTGGCGGATGAGATGCCGGGGATGATGCCGGGTGCGTGGGTGTGCATTGCCGAGGCGGCCGGCATTGACACGTCGGACGATGAGATGTTCGGCGGCTGGCTGTTCGAGTCGGGCGGGACGCTGTTCGCTCAGCTCGGGATGATTGAGGCGTGGCGGGCTGAGAAGCTCGCTGGGCTGCGCGGTGACCGGGAGGACGGGGCGTGAGCGGCTGCGGGTCGGGGTGCGTGGTTCGTGGTGACCATGCGCCGGGGTGCTCGGGGTGGGTGCCTAGCGACGATAGCGCGGTGGTCGAGTGCTGGGGGTGTCTGCCTCGGCCGGCGGTGCAGGGCGTGCTGTGCGCCTGGTGCTGGGGGCGGATGCAGGCCACGGTGCGCACGCTGCCGTCTGTGGTGGAGCACCTGGTCGATGTGGCCGAGCCGTCGACGTCGTCGCCGTCGGGGCGCCGGTCGGTCGGGGCGCCGTCGTCGCGGCCGAGTGAGCGGGCGCTCTACGCCGAGGCGCTGGTGCAGGCGGACGACCTGCACGCGGCTCTGGTGTCGTGGGCGCTCGAGGTAGCCGAGGAGGCGTCGCTGCGTGTCGGGGTCCCGCGGGGGGGCACGCGGTGGACAGCCGATGGTGGGGACCCTGTCGGGCTGGCGGGCCGGGGGGCGACGCGGCGTGTGGTCGGGTGGCTGGTCCCGCACCTGGAGTGGGTGGCCACCCGGTCGTGGGCGCCGGTCATGCTCGAGGAGCTGGCGTCGATGTCGTCCTCGGCGTCGAGGAGGTTCCCGGTGGAGGAGCCGCAGCGTCGGGTCACTGACGTGCGGTGCCCGGGGTGTGGGTGCCTGTCCCTGGTGGTCGTGCAGCCGGCGGTCGTCGGGGCTGACCGGCTGGTGCGGTGCACGCTGTCGGCGTGTGGCCGTGTCCTGTCGGAGGATGACTGGGCCCGTGCGCGCCGGTGGGCGGTGGCGGTGGCGACGGCGGATGCCGGCGAGGGTGAGGCGGCGTGAGCGTCACCGGGCCGGACGGTGTCGAGTGGGTGCCGGTGGCCGAGGCGCTCGAGCGCGTGCCCGGGCTGGAGTACCGGACCCTCCAGTCGTGGTGGGCCCGGGGGGACGTGAGGACCCAGCGGGTGGGGCGCATGGTGTGGGTGGCATGGGAGGACGTCATGGCCCGGGAGGGCGTGGCGTTCCTCGCCGGCCGTCGTCAACAGGCGCGACACGCCGGTGATGCGCGCAGTGGTTGGACACACACCGAGGGCGTGTTGCATCCTCGGTGACAGCAGGACACCTGTGCCCGGAGGGCCACAGCCGCATGATCGGCCGGGGCTCTCGACCGTGGGCGGGGGTGGGGATCGATGGTGGCGGGGGTGTGGGTCGATGGCGTGGAGGCGCGGCGTGTCGCGGACGTCGACGGCCGAGCACCGCCGGTGGGCGGCCGCGGTTCTGCGGCGCGACCGGTTCGTCTGCCAGCTGGCCATGCCGGGCTGTCAGCACAGGGCGACCGAGGCCGACCACGTCGTGCCGGTTGCCGAGGGCGGAGCCATGTATGATCCTCTCAACGGGCAAGCCGCATGCGGCTCGTGTCACATGCAGAAGACTCAGCGTGAGGCAGCCCGAGGCAGGCAGCGCCGGTCCAGGCTCCGCCCGCCGACCCCGCACCCGGGCCTGGTCTGAGGGGCGCCGGCCGGAGAGCTGGAGGCCCCCGGGGTATCCCCCCAGGGGGGCCCGGGGGCCCGGCCACGGCTGGCATAGGGCTTCAAACCGTGTACGGGTTCCCGCGTTTCTGGTGGCACTAGTTTGGTGCCGCCGTTTTTCGTTGGTATTGCGCCGTTTTATGGCGGGTGTGGTGGGGGGAGGGTGTGATGCCCTCTGGTCCGGTCCCCAAGCATCCGAGCGTGCGGGCTCGTCGGAACGCCGCGCCGGGGATGGTGCAGCTGCCGGCCGATGGTAGGCACGGTCGGACCCCGACGTGGCCGCTGCCGCCGGACCCGGCGGAGGCGATGGTCGACCACTGGCAGTCGGTGGCTGACGACCTCGAGACTCAGGCGGATGCCGAGTCGGATGGTCGCCGCCGCAACCGGATGCTCGACCGGGCTGCCCGGGCCCGTGGGACGGCGGCCATGATCGCTGCCGAGTGCAAGGCGGCCGCGGAGCTCGAGCGCAAGATATGGGCTCGCGTCTGGACAACCCCCATGGCCACCCGGTGGGAGGCGATGCGGTGGACGCGTGAGGTCGCGGGCTACTGCCGGGCCAAGGCCCGGGCTGAGCTGGGCGACCACAAGGCTGCCAAGCTCGCCGTCGCGTACGCGGACCGCCTCGGACTGACCCCGTGGTCGATGCTGAGGCTGCGCTGGGAGATCGCGCCCGCCCCAGCCCCTGACGCCCCGGTCGCGACCGTGACCCCGATCTCCAGTGCTGCCCGAGACTTCACCTGACGAGGTGCTGCCTGGCTACTGGGTGGACTCATCCACGGGCGCGTGGATGACTCTCCCGTGGCCCGGTGACCCGAGCCTGCCGTGGAATCACCACGACCGGCTCGCGCTCCTGCCCCCGACGCTCGGCCCCCAGGTGATCGCCTGGGCTGAGGCGTACCTCAAGCACCATCTGACCGGCGAGCCGTGGCGCTTCACGGTCGGGCAAAAGAGGTTCCTGTACCTCTGGTATGCCATCAACCCGACGACCGGCCGGTTCATCTACCGGTCCGGGGTCAAGCGCGGCGCGAAGGGGACCGGGAAGGACCCGACCGCGTCCGCCCTGTCATGGGCCGAGGCGTGCGGGCCCGTGCAGCTCGACGGCTTCGACGCCAACGGCCAGCCCGTCGGCGTCGAGCGCGGCATGTCCAAGGTCCAGATCGCCGCGAACTCACTGTCCCAGGCCCGCGAGGTCCTCGACGTCGTCAACGGCATGATCACCGACGCGCTCGCGGATGACTATGCGGTCGACGACGGGCTGATGCGGACGGTGACGTCCGTGGGGCGGATCGAGCTGCTGACGGCGTCGGAGAAGTCGCAGGAGGGTGCGCCGGCGACGGCGGTCTTCCTCAACGAGTCGCACCACATGACAGCGTCGAGTGGTGGCCACAAGATTGCTGCGGTCGCCCGACGCAATGTAGGGAAGTCGCCGGCGTATATCCAGGCGCGTGTGCTCGAGCTGACCAACGCCCACTTGAGTGGGCAGGACTCGGTCGCGGAGCAGTCGTTCCTGGCGTGGCAGGCTCAGCAGAGGCCGAATGCGCCGCGGCGGGACATTCTCTACGACTCGATCGAGGCGCCGCCGTCGAGCGACATCTTCGACGAGGAGTCCCGCATGCGGGGGCTGCGGGCGGCGTACTCGGATGCGCCGTGGGCGGACCTGGAGCGCATCTCCGATGAGATGCTCGACACCCGTACCCCGGTGTCGGACTCGATTCGCTACTATTTCAACGGCCTGGGGGTCGCTGAGGACGCTTGGGTCAGCCCGGCGCGCTTCGATGCGATGGCGTCGCCGCGTGAGCTGGCCGAGGGCGACAAGGTGGCCCTGTTCCTCGACTGCTCCAAGAGCGAGGACGCCACGGGACTGGTGGGATGCCGCCTGGCCGACGGCTACGTCTTCGTGCTGGGTGTGTGGCAGCGGCCGCACGGTCACCGCGGCAAGGACTGGCTGGCGCCGCGCCAGGAGGTCGACGCCGTCGTCAGGAACGCGTTCGAGAGGTACCGGGTCGCGTGGTTCGGGGTCGACCCGTCCCCAGCGCGGGACGACTCGACCGAGGCCCTCTACTGGGGTGAGTGCATCGACTCCTGGCATCGGGACCTGCGGCACAAGGTGTCCGTGTGGGCGACCCCGGGTGCCGGCGGGTCCGCGGTGCTTTTCGACATGCGGATGAGCGCCCGGGGCGGCGTGCTCCGAAACCAAGCGTTTACCGACATGGCGATGCGCACCGCGATGGACATTGACGACCCCGAGGAGGGGTCGCCGTTCCCGCATGACGGGAACCCAGCGCTGCGGGTGCACACCCACAACGCACGCCGCCGCCCCAACAAGTGGGGGTACACGCTGGGGAAGGTCAACCGGGACTCCGACAAGCTGGTCGACCTGGCCGTGTGCATGGTCGGGGCCCGCCTGGGTGCGAAGATCGCCCTGGACTCCGGGAAGGTATCCGTGGGTGCGTCGAAGCGCCGTCGTCGTCGAGGGGGGGTGCTCCGGTGAGCTCAGTGACCTGGCTGGTCGACCCGTCGCGTGACCTCGAGGTCGCGCTGGCGCTCGGGGAGGACCTCGAGGAGTTCCGTGCGGTCCTGCGCCGGATCGGGGCGCACGGGCGCCGCAACCGGCTGCGCCGCCGCTACTACGACGGCGAGCAGGCGGCCCGCAACATCCAGATTGCGATCCCGGCCGAGTACGAGTACCTCATGCCGGTCCTGGGGTGGCCTGCCAAGACGTGCAACGTGCTGGCAGCCCGCACGAGGCTCGAGGGCTTCGCGGTGCCGGGTCAGGCGCAGATGGACGCTGAGGCGGCCGAGGCGCTCGACCTGAACCGGTTGCGGTCCTCGGTGCGTCAGGCCACGGTCGCCGCCCTCTGTGAGGGGTGTGCCTTCGTGTCGGTGACGGCCGGGGACACCGCCGACGGTGAGCCGCCGGCGGTCGTGAGCGTCTACAGCGCGCACGACGCGTCCGGGACGTGGGACCGCCGCAGGCACGACCTGTCCTGCGCGCTCACCATCGATGAGCGCAGCGAGCACGGGGCGATCCTCGCGATGACGTTCTGGACGCGGTCCGACCGCGTCGAGGTCTTCCGGGACGCGGTGTCCGCGTCATGGCAGGCCGAGCGGCTACCGCACGGCTTCGGCCGCGTGCCGGTGGTCCTCATCCCCTACCAGGCCGACGGAGGGCGACCGTTCGGCCGGTCGCGGATCACCCGGCCGGTGATGCGCCTGACCGACCACGCGGCCCGCACGCTGCTCCGCACCGAGATCAGCGCGGAGTTCTTCTCAGCCCCGCAGCGCTACCTGCTCGGGGCCGACATGGAGGCCTTCGAGGATCCGCAGACCGGGGAGCTGATGCCCGCGTGGGAGGCGGTCATCGGCCACCTGCTGGTGGCGCCCCGACCGCTAGACGAGAACGACCACGTCTCAGAGTCGAATCCGGTCGCCGGGCAGTTTCAGCAGGCGTCCATGGAGCCGCACAACGCAGAGCTCCGGCAGGTCGCGGCTATGTTCGCCGGCGAGACGTCCATTCCCCTCAACTTCCTGGGGATCGTGCAGGACAATCCGTCGTCGGCCGACGCCATCAAGGCCGCCGAGGCCGACTTGATCGCCGTCGTCGAGGACGCGCAGGCTGACTTCTCGGGGCCGTGGGCGCAGATCGCGCTCCTGGCGGTCCAGGCCGCCCGGGACACGACCGTGCCACCGGACGACATGTCCGGGCTGCGGCCTGTGTGGCGTGACCCGTCGACCCCGACGAAGGCAGCTCAGGCGCAGTCCGTGATGGGGCTCGTCGCCGCCGGCGTCCTGCCGGCCACCAGTGAGGTCACCTACGAGCAGTTGGGCTTCGACTCTGGGACGATCGCCCGCCTGATGGCCGACGCCGCATCCAGGCGGGCGCAGCAGACGCTGTCGTCCCTGGCGGGCGTAGCAGCGTCGGGCAGCGCGCTGGCCCAGGAGGTTGCGTCGGCGCGCACTGATGCCGACGGCACCCCGATCGCATAGAGGGGGGAGTCTCGGTGGCAGGAGCGTCCCCCCTCGCGATCTGGGACGGCCACCGGGTCAAGGTCGAGCAGATCGCCGTCCAGGGAGTGACCGCCCTCGAGCAGGTCTTCCTGGACAACCCGACGATGAGCCGCACAGAGCTCGCCTGGCTCATCCGGCAGGTCAACCATGAGTGGGGTGTGGTGGCCGCGCAGGACGCCGCCGACACAATGGTCATAGCCCGCGCCACCGCCGGCCAGCACGACCTCGAGGCCCCGACGGTCATCGACGCCATCACCACGGAGGTAGCCGAGGCGATCGCAGGGTGGGCCCAGGCCGGCGAGACCCCCGAGGAGGTCCTGCGCCGGGCCGCCATCTCGACCACACGCCACCTGCGCAACGCGTCCCGCGACACCGTCGAGGTGTCGACCGCGCTCGCCGGCACCGGATGGTGCCGGGTCCCGCGCCCCGGATGCTGTGCCTTCTGCCTCATGCTGGCGTCCCGCGGCGCGGTCTACACGTCGCGGGACGCAGCCCTCACGGTCGGCGGCGGCCGCCGGAAGCGGGGCCGGCGGGCATCCGGGTCCAGATACCACGACAACTGCGGGTGCATGGTCCAGGAGGTCCTGCCCGAGCACGGGGTGCCCCCCATCGTCGCCGGCATGGAGCGGCTCCTGTCCACGCTCCAGCAGCAGTCGCCGACCAAGACGCTCACCCTCGACGACTGGCGCGCCTATGTCACCGGCCAGCGCCGGGCGGACGCCGCAGCCCGGCGTAGCGCCGCGGCCGCGCTGGCCGAGGAGTGACACCCGCCGCCCCACTGGCGGCCTCAGATTCCGCACCACGAGCCGCGGTAAAGGGCTCGGACCGACTCGACCACGAGGACACACAATGCGCATCAGCACCATGCCCAGGCACGCCCGCTTCGCCGTCGCCCCGGACCCGGACCCGGCCGCAGGGACGACCCCGTCCCCCGACCCCGGCAGCGGCGATGGCAGCAAGCCCGCCTGGACTCCCCCTGCCAGCCAGGAGGAGCTTGACCGGATCATCGGCGAGCGCCTGGCCCGAGAGCGGGCCAAGTTCTCCGACTACGACGCCCTCAAGACGAAGGCAGCCGCCTTCGACCAGGCGGCCGAGGCGTCCAAGACCGCCGAGGAGCGCGCCGCCGACCGCCTGGCCAAGGCCGAGGCCCGCGCCACCGAGGCCGAGGCTCGAGCCGCCCAGGCCGAGGCCGCCGCGATGCGCGCCGAGGTCGCCGCCACCAAGGGAGTCCCCGTCGGCTTCCTCACCGGGGCCACCCGCGAGGAGGCCGACAAGGCAGCCGACGAGCTCCTGGCCTGGAAGAACGGCCCCACCACCACCACCAATGGTGGGCTGGCCGGCCCCCTGGGCCCCGGAGCACGCCGCGCTCGCGGGAGCGGGTCGACTGGGGGCGTCAAGGGTGGGGGCCTGGAGGCGGGCCGGGAGGCTTTCAAGGCGGCCCACAGCCGCAAGGGTGACTGACGCGCACACTCTCCGACACGACAGAAGGGAAGGGCAGCATGCCCAAGCTCAGGATTGAGCACTCCTCCCCTGGGGACCAGCGGTGGCTGGGCTCCCTGCATGGGATCGACAGTGCTCGCACCGTCACGATCGACCCGGCCGACTTCACGGCCCGGGTCGTTGACAAGATCATCCCCTCGGGGACTGCCGTCGCCGTCAAGGGCGGCAAGACGGTCCCCTACGTCTCAGGTGGGTCCGGGGGTGAGGAGAAGCTGACTGGCTTCATCCTGACCGACCAGCCGGCCGACGCCGGCAAGATCGCGGTCCCGGTCGTCGACCGAGTCCGTGTGACGGTCGCGCTCCTGCCCGACTCGGGCTTCACGATCCCGGCGGCCGGCAACGACCTGACCGCCTGCACCTACATCCCGCGGGAGGGCTGATCGATGGCACTGTGGACTGATCTCATCGAGCCCGCCGAGCTGACGGGCTACGTGCGCGCCGCCTACGAGGACGTCGAGCGCGCCAGGGGCTTCCTGGCGGCCTTCCTGCCCAACCAGGAGGTGCACGACGTCGTCGTCCGCACCTACACCGGTGAGGCCGGCCTGGTCGACGAGGCCTCCTACCGGGCCTTCGACGCTGAGCCTGAGGTGATCGCCGGTGGGCAGGCCCGCAAGCTCGTCATCGAGCTGCCGGCCCTCGGGTCGGTCAAGCCAGTGTCCGAGTACTCGCAGCTGCGGGCGCGCAACGCGACCGACGAGGTGCTGCGGGACGTCATCCTGCGTGAGGCGCTCCGCTCCGTGCAGGGTGTGTCCGACCGCACCGAGCGGATGCGCGGCACGGTACTCGAGACCGGCAAGGCCACCATCGACCAGGCCAACTTCCAGGTCGAGGACGACTTCGGTCGTGACCCGTCCATGACGGTCACGACGTCGGCCGTCTGGTCCGGCTCCACGGCCAAGGTCCTGGACGACCTGACCGCGTGGGCGGACGCCTACGCCGACCTCAACGGAGAGCGCCCGGGCGCCCTCGTGGTCTCCTCCAAGATCGCCCGCGCGATGAGGCGGCACGCGGACTTCCAGACGGTCACGGTCGAGGGTGTCACCCGTCACGCCTCGCTCGAGACCGTCAACTCGGTCCTGTCGTCCGAGGGTCTCCCGGCCATCACGGTCTACGACCGGCGGACCTCGTCGGCCGGCAAGGCGGTCCGTGTCCTCTCAGAGGACAGGCTGCTGTTCCTGCCGGACCCGGTCGACCCGTTCTCGGGTGCTCCGACCCCGCTGGGTGCGACCTGGTGGGGTCAGACCCTGGCCGCCTCTGAGGCGGACATGGGGATTCCGGACGAGCAGCAGCCGGGCATCGTCGCGTCCCTCGACCGGGCGTCCCGCACCCCGCGGACGGTGTCAATCGACGTCGACGCGATCGCCCTCCCGGTGCTCGCCAACGCGAACCTCTCGATGGCCGCGAAGGTGCTGTGATGCGGCGTCTGGTCACGCATGTAGTCGTGCACCGTCCGGCCGGGAGCGTCATGCTCCCGGCCGGGGCGGTCCTGGGCGATGAGGACGCGGCCCTGGTCACCAACCCGTCGGCGTGGGTCGACGACGGTGCCGCTGATGACGACGGCGGTGCCGAGGACGAGGATGAGGGCGCTGGAGCGTCGGGTGAGGTGCCCAGCGAGGCGTGGACCGTGGCTCAGATTCGCGAGTGGGCGGAGGCTCATGGCGTGGACCTGGGGCGGGCCACGACGAAGGCGGACCTCCTGCTGATCATCGGCGATGAGCTGGCGGCCGAGGGGGACGCTGGTCGTGGCGCTCACGTCGCTTGAGGCGGTGCGGGGGGCGTGGCTGCTCGACCCTGAGGACCTGCCTGAGGACAGTGTCCTGCAGGGGCTGATCGGCCGTGCTGAGCGGCTCCTGCGGGGCCTGTCACCGTCCCTGGGGGACCGTGCGGCTCGTGACCCGGACCTCGCTGACCGGGTGCAGGACGTCGTCGTCGCGATGGTCCTGCGGGTGGTTTCCAATCCCGAGGGGGTCCGGTCGACGTCGGAGACCACTGGGCCGCTGACGACGTCGGTCACCTACGGCGGGTCCGACCCCGGGCAGCTCTTTGTGACGGACACGGAGAAGGACCTCCTGGGCATCCGCCGGGGGCGCCGCCGGCAGGCGGCTTTCTCCGTGAGCATGCGCCCGAGGGGGTGACGGGATGTCCCCGCCTGGGAGGTGGCCGCGTCATCGCAGCCACAGGGAGTGGCGGACGCCGGTCACGGTCACGGGGCCGGTGCACCGGGACGCGGACGGTCTGCTGGTGCCGGCCTCGGGGCCGGTGACGGTCGAGGACTGTCACGTCGTGCCGGGGTCGAGCGCGGCCCTGGGGATGACGGACGCGGTGACGTCGGAGGCGCCGTCGGACGCGGCGGTGCTGTACGCCCCGCCGGGGGCGCCTGTCAGGCACCGGGACATGGTCGAGGTGCCGGACACGCACCCGCTGGCTGGCGCGTGGATGGTCGAGGAGACGCCGGCGGCCTGGCCGATGGGCCTGGTCGCCGCCTTGTCGAGGAGGTGACCGGTGATGGTCCGTGTGCAGATTGATCGGGCTGGGGTGGAGGCGCTGATGGTGTCTCAGCCGATGCAGGCGGCGATGCTGGCCGCTGGTCAGGACGTGGCCGCTGAGGCGGCGCGCAGGTCACCGCGCCGCACCGGTCAGCTGGCGGCCTCGTTCTCCGTGGAGTCGGCGGTGGCGACGGTCGTCGCTCGTGGCCGGGCGTCCCGGAGGGCGTCTGGTCGGGTGACGACGGACGTGCCGCACGCGGCGGCGGCCGAGTTCGGGCACATGTCCGGGAAGGCCGTTGGCGCGGGGGGTGTCCGCAGTGCTGTGCCTGGGGCGCACGTCCTGGGTGAGCTGGCGGCGACGAAGGCGGCGCGTGCCGCTCGAGGGGGTCGTCGCCGGTGAGTAGGTGGCTTGACCCTGTCGAGGCGGTCCGTGAGGCCGTGACCGAGGCGACGGGGGCGCCCACGACGCGCGTCCTCGACCCCGGCTTCACGTCGGGGCCGATGCCTCTGGTGCATGTGTCCCTGGTGTCGTCGGCCCCGGGTGACATCGACCGGACGTCGACCGTGGCGGTCGACGTGTACGCGGTGACGCCGTCGGCACGGGGTGAGGCGGGCGCGCAGGCGCTGGCCGAGCTGCTGGTCGACGCTGTCGACGACAAGCCGCTCGCGTCGTCGGAGGGGTACGTCGACGCCGTGACGGTGACGCAGGTGGGCGGCGTGCGCCCCTATTTCGAGACGGTCGAGGTCGTGCCTGTCACCCTCGACATCACATATCGACCTCGACACTGAGCGAAAGGAAACGAATATGGCTGCGACGACTATTGAGGCGCAGAAGAAGAAGCACAACAAGGACGTCAATGTCCGTAAGGGGCTCAATGTCATTGTATTCATGGCGCCCCGGACGGTGGACCTCCCCACGGCGATCACGGAGGGTGCCGGTCAGCTGACCGAGCTGCCGGCCGGATGGTGGCCGGTGGGGATGATGACGAAGGACGGCTTCACGGTCTCGACGGACGTCTCGATCGAGGAGGTCGAGGCTCTGGGTTACCTGGAGGCGGTCCGCACCGACATCGTGAAGGCGCCCAGGACGATCAAGTTCACGGTCCTGGAGCCGTTCCGGAAGAACCTCCAGGAGCTCGTCTACGGGGTCGACCTGGGGGCCCTGAAGGCGGACAAGACGACCGCGGAGGTCGTTTTCGATGAGGCGCCCCTGCCGGCGATCGAGGAGCTCCGCCTCATCGCGGTCATGGCCGACGGGCCGGCCGATGACGAGTGGATCGTCGGCCGCGGTTTCCCCCGCGTGAAGCTCTCCACGATCCCCGAGGAGGCGTGGAAGCCTGACGAGGCCGTCAAGTTCGACCTCGAGCTGTCTGTTTTCACGGACAACGAGGTCGGCACGCCGTGCCGCCACTACCTCGGTGGCACGGCCGCGGGCCGGCACCTGGACGCCATCGGCTTCACGCGCGCCGAGTGATGACGTCGCCCTGGCAGCGGATGGTCTCCCCGCTGCCAGGGCGGCACCCACCCATGGGAGACCGCACAGAGACCACGCACACATCGCGATGAGAGGACCAGACATGCCCCGATTCACCAAGACAGTCAGGGACGCCACTGGCACGGAGGTGACCCTGGAGCGGGTCACCGACGCTCCCGCGGAGATCGCCACCCTGCGCGTCTCCGGGTGGGACGAGGAGAAGGCGACGTCCGAGACGGCCCCTGCTGCCAAGGCCGACGTCGACAAGACGCCGGCGCCCAAGCCGGCCACCAAGCCCGCCCCGAAGCCCGCCGCTGAGGCGTGACCAACCACCAACTGACGACTCAGGAGACCACTATGAGCGATGTCAAGCCCACCCTGACCCTGGCCGCCCTCGAGAAGATGGACGCGGCGTCCGCCCCGGCCCCGTTCACCTTCGGGATCGGCTCCCGGCGGATCAGCTTCCCGGACCCCATGGAAATGCGCGTGGAGGACCTCGAGGCCTTCGCCGCTGACCTGGAGTCCACGCAGTCCCTCTCCGGCATCTTCCGCCGGTGGCTGGACCCGGAGGACGCCGAGGCCCTGCTCGAGAGGCTCACCGCCCGCCAGGCCCGCGTGCTCCTCACGACGGTCCAGGAGCACTACGGGGCCTTCCTGGGCGACCAGGGGGAAGGCGCCGCCTCTACGACTGCCTGACACGGCACGAGAGGCAGGTCACCCAGGACCTCGCAGACCGGGGATGGGACGCCCCCACCCTGTTCCGACAGAGGCGGTGGACGTTCCTCCTGGACCTCATCGATGGGCTGCCGGCGTCCTCACGGACGGTCTCGGCGATCCTCAACGACCCGGACCAGTCCCGGGTCGAGGCGCTCGCTGAGGCGGTCATCGCCTCTGAGGACGCCGAGGACGACGAGGCGGAGGTGGGTGGGTCGCTGGTCGGGCAGACGCCCGTCGTGGTGGTCCTCCAGGACATCTTCGACCTCATCGTCTCCGCCCTCGGTGGCGACGAGCGCTACCCGCGGCCCGTCACGGCGGTAGCCGCCGAGGTCGAGCGGGTCCGTGAGGAGCGCACGCTCGCCGCAGCCCACGATGTCATCGCCGCGATGACGCCGTGGGCCATGTGACACACGACGGATAGGCCCCGGTCGTGGGGCACCAGCACACGGGAGGGTGGTGGTGCCCCATGGCCGGGGCTTTCAAGGCTGGAACCGTCTTCGTTGACGTAGTCCCTTCCATGAAGGGGTTCTTCAAGGCGGTCACGGACGACGTCAAGGGGTCAATGCCGGCCGCTGGTGCGGACGCCGGCCGCAGCTTCGCGGATGGCTTCACGCGCGCCGCCCGCTCGGCAGGCCAGGACGTCGCTGCAGCGGTCGCTGACCCGCTGGGCAAGTCGACCGCCCGCCTCGAGGCCGAGGCCCGCGCCGCCGGGAAGGCCCTCGCCGCCGCGCAGGACGAGGTCGTGGCCGCCGCGGGCCGCCTGGAGGCCGCCCGCAAGGAGGAGGAGACGGCCGCGAAGGCCGCCGCCTCCGCTGAGGAGACGCTCAACCGCGCCCGCCAGAGCTCCGCCACGTCAGCCGCCGACGTCGCCCGCGCGGAGGCTGCCCACAAGGCCGCCGTCGAGCGCTCCACCAAGGCAAACCAGGACGCCGACGACGCCGCCGCGCAGCACTCCCGCGCCCTCGGCACGCTCGAGGAGGCCAGCCGGGGCGCCGACACGGCCGTCACCGAGCTGGCCCGGGCCACCGGCCGGTCCAAGCTCGAGATCGCCCAGGCCGACCCCGCCCTCGACGACCTCGCCCGCAGCCTCGACAAGGCCGAGCGTGAGGCCAAGGAGGCCGACACCGCCCTGACCGGCACCGGCAGGGGCGCATCCGCCATGTCCGGCATGGTCCGATCCGCCGTCGGCCCGCTCCTCGCCATGGCGGCCGCCGTCGGCATCGGCGGATTCGCGTCAGAGGCGATCACCGCCTCAGACGCCACCGACAAGTTCGTCAGCACGTTGCAGTTCGCGGGCCTCGACGGCGCGACCATCGAGCGCCTCACGGAGTCCGCGAAGGCGTACGCGGACGCCACCGTCTACGACCTCGCCGACATCCAGAGCATCACGAGCCAGCTGGCCGCAAACGGCGTGGACGGCTTCGACCAGCTCGCCGAGGCCGCCGGCAACCTCAACGCGGTAGCCGGAGGCTCTGCCGAGACCTTCTCCTCTGTCGGGATGGTCCTCACCCAGACCGCCGGCCAGGGCAAGCTCACCACCGAGAACTGGAACCAGCTCAGCGACGCGATCCCCGGCGCCTCGGGCAAGATTCAGCAGGCCCTCCTCGAGGCCGGCGCCTACACCGGAAACTTCCGCGAGGCCCTCGAAAAGGGCGAGATCACCGCCGAGGAGTTCAACGCCGCCGTCCTTCGCCTCGGCTCCGACGAGACCGCCGTAGCCGCGGCACGCTCCACGAAGACGATCGAGGGCGCCGCCGGGAACCTGCAGGCCACCCTCGTATCCGGCTTCAAGGAGTTCATCGACTGGGTCAAGCCCGCCGTCACAACCGCGATGGGCGAGGTCGCGACCGGCTTCGAGAACGCGTTCACCTGGATCAAGCAGCACAAGCAGGAAATCCTCGCGCTCGCGGGTGGCGTGACCGTGGCGGTTGCGGCATATGCGGGTTTCTCGATCCTCACGAAGGTGAAGGCCTGGATTCATGCCACCGAGATATCAATGCATGCCCTGAATGCTGCGATGAAGGCGAATATCGTTGGTATTGTCATCACGGCTATTGCGGCCCTGGTGACGGGGTTGATCCTGCTTTACCAGCGCAATGAGGACTTCCGGTTGAAGGTCCAGGAGATGGGCCGTGCGGTGAAGGCGGTCTGGGAGGACACGATCCAGCCGGCGATCGCGACGGTGTGGGGGTGGATTTCCGGGACGCTCATGCCGGGCATCCAGGGGATCATTGACATTCTCTTCAAGGGGGACTTCACCGGGTCGATCTTCGGCTTGGAGGAGGACTCGACGTTCGTCGACATCCTCTTCAGGGTCCGTGATGCCGCGATTGCGGTATGGGACTGGGTCGTGAACGTGCTCGCGCCGGGTGTGTCGAGCGCGTGGTCCAATGTCATTTGGCCGGCCGTGCAGACGGTGGCTACGGCCATCTATGACGCCTGGGTGAACGTCATCTGGCCGGCCTTGTCGGCGCTGTGGTCGTGGGTGACGGTGACGCTGGCGCCGGCCCTGTCGGCCTTCTGGACGGGCACCGTACAGCCCGTGTGGGCCGCGATCTCGGCGGCGGTGTCGGAGGCCTGGAACAGCTACATCCTCCCGGCCTTGTCGGCGCTGTGGTCGTGGGTGACGGTGACGCTGGCGCCGGCCCTGTCGGCCTTCTGGACGGGCACGGTCCAGCCCGTGTGGACGGCGATCTCGGGATTCATCCAGTCCGCGTGGGTGAACGTCATCGGCCCGTCACTGTCGGCGCTGTGGTCGTTCATCACGGGCGTCCTGGTGCCGATATTCCTGTTCCTGTGGAGGAATGTCGTCCAGCCCGCGTTCCAGGGTATCGGGGCGATCATATCGTTCGCCTGGAACTTCGCCATCAAGCCGGTCCTCGAGGGCTGGAAGTGGATGTTCCAGAACGTCATCGGCCCGGTGATTACGTGGCTGTGGCGTAATGTCGTCCAGCCCGCGTTCCAGGGTATTTCGACGACGATATCCACGGTGATCAACTTCCTGTCGGACACGGTCTTCCCGAAGATCAAGTCGGCGATTGACAACGCGAAGAACGGCTTTGACAACTTCCGTGACGGAGTGAAGGCCGCCATGGATAAGGTCAAGGAATACGCGGCGAAGCCGGTCAACTTCGTCATCAATACCGTCTACAAGGACGGTATCAAGAAGGCGTTTGACACGATCGCGGAGAAGGTCGGCCTCTCTTTGAGGCTGCCTGACGTGAAGGCGATCGCCGGGTACGCGTCCGGCGGCCAGTGGCAGACGATGACGCCGGGATACACCCCGGGCAGGGACGTGTATCACTTCTATTCACCGGATGGTGGTGGTGCGCTGAAGCTATCGGGCGGTGAGGGGATCATCCGTCCGGACGCGCTGCGCGCCCTCGGGGGCAAGCCGTGGCTGGATCGCGTCAACGCGTGGCGGGGGCGGGGTCTGGCGAACGTCGGCGACCTCGGTCGCCGGCGCGGCCAGGTGGCTTTCGCCGACGGCGGTATCTGGGGGCGCGTGACAGACACCTTCGAGGCGGCAGCCGACTGGGTGTCGTCGACGGCGTCGGCGGTCGCGGACATCGTCTCCGACCCGCTCGGTGCGGTCGCCAATCTCGTGATTGCGCCGGCTAAGACGCTGCTGGCGCAGATGGGCTCGTCATTCTGGGCTCAGACCATGAAGGCTACCCCGCCGTTGTGGTTCGAGTCGCTGAAGAACATCTTCAAGACCAAGACAGAGGAGTCGGGCATGGGGTCGTCCTCGGGCCTGGTGGGCGCCGCCCGCAAGGCGATCGGCGTGCCCTACATCTGGGGGGGGTCGTCGATCCCGCCCGGGGTGGACTGCTCGGGCCTGGTCTACTGGTCGGCGAAACAGCTCGGGCTGGGGTGGCCGCGGCTCACCGCCGCGGGCTACCAGGCGGGCTCAACGCCGGTGTCGGTGGGGTCGGCGGTCCCAGGTGACCTGCTTTTCTGGGGGTCGCCGGCATGGCACGTGGCAATCGTGTCGGGGCCGGGGCGGATGGTCGAGGCGCCCAAGCCGGGAACAACGGTCCGTGAGACCGCGGTCTGGGGGACGCCGACGGCGGGCCGCTACGGCGGCAAGAAGTACGACGCCGGCGGCTGGCTACCGCCGGGTGTGACTGCCGCGGTCAACCAGACCGGCGCCCGTGAGGCTGTGCTCACCGCGCGTCAGTGGCGGGATGTCTCGTCGCTGGCGGCTCAGGGGGTCAACAGCTCGGCGGCAGTGCTTGACGGTGCCGAGCTGCGTCTGGTGATCGATGACGGCGAGGCGCTGGATGCGCATATCGAGGTCGTGGCCACCGGGGCGTCCCGGCGTGCCGAGCAGCTGCGCGGGAGGGGTCGCTGATGGGGCTCATCGCCTCTGTGCCTGCCGGGCAGGCGCGCCTGGTGCAGGTCGTCGTCGAGGCCGGCACGGTCCCGCCCGGGGAGAGGTTCTCTGTGGTGGGTGAGGTCGGCTCCTCGAGGTGGACGGTGCGCGCCGGGGCGCGCGTGTCGGACGGGGGCCAGGTGGTCCTGGGTGACTCCCTGGCCCCCGTCAACGTCCCGGTCACCTACAGGGTGACGTGGGGGCCGGGGGCGGCGTCCAGTGCGGTGTCTGCGCCGGTGGTGCGACGATGGTCGGGCCGGTCGCTGCTCACGGATGTCACGGGCGGGTCCGTGGTGGACCTGCTGTGGCAGGGGGCGGACGCCCGGGCGGTGGATCGCAGGGTGACGGTGCATGAGGTGCCGGGGCGGCCTACCCCGGTGGTGGTGATGGCGCCGGCGATGGGCGCGGGGACGGTGTCGCTGACGGCCCGGACCGAGGGGGAGCACACGAGGGCGATGGCGGCGGTGGCCGCCCGCCCGCAGGTCAACATCCTCTTCCACAACCCCGCCCGGTGCTTCCAATGCGCGCGGTCCCTGTGCGACGTACCGCTGGTGACGGTCCTGGTCCTCACGGACGTGTCGCACTCGAGGGCTGACCGCCTCGACGCGGCGGAGCGCGTGTGGACGCTCAAGGCCGCGGTCGTGGGGGTGCCGGAGCCTGATCGTGTGGTGCCGACGTCGACGTGGGACCAGCTCGATGCCGCCGAGCGCACGTGGGACCAGGTCGACGACATGGGCATGTCCTGGGACGAGTTCGATCGTGTGCTGTGGCAGGAGGTGGGGGGATGATCCCCGCGAACCTGCTGAGTGACAGCTTCGTCTACGGCGCCCGCGTGGACTCCTGGCTGGGGTCGCGCTGGCTGGGGCGGGTGCCGGTCGTGTCGGGGTCGGTGTCGTGGTCGGCGTCGCAGCAGGTTCAGGGGACGCTGTCGCTGACGGTCCCCCGCCTGGGGTCGGTCTCTGAGGACGAGCCGGCCCGCGACTTCACGCCGACGACCCCGGAGTCCCCGCTGGCATGCTTCGGGCAGGTCCTCCGGGTGACGATCGAGGTGGAGTCGCTGGTCACTGGCCTGCAGCACACCGAGCCGGCCGGGGCCTTCCTGGTGACGGGGTCGGACGTGTCCCGCGGGACGGTGACCGTGTCCGGGAAGAGCCTGCTCCAGCGGGTCGAAGAGGACCGGCTCACGTCCCCGACGGTGCCGCGCGCCGGCGGGACGCTGGCCTCGGAGATGCGCCGCCTGCTCGGAGGCCACATGGGGCTGGTCATCGACCCGAGGCTGACGGACCGGGCCTGCCCGACGTCGATGACATGGGGCGAGTCCCGCATCGACGCCCTCTTCGAGATCGCCGACGCCTGGCCCGCCCGACTGCGAGAGGGGCGGGACGGCGTCCTCTACGTCTTCCCCCCCGTCGACGAGGGCACCGCACCGTCCCGCACGATGACCGACGGCGAGGGCGGCACCGTCATCGCCGCCAAGCGCACCGAATCGAGAGAGAAAGTCTACAACCGGGTCGTCGCCCGCGGCCAGCAGCAGGGCGACTCCGGACAGCCAACTTTCCAGGCGGTCGTCGACCAGCGGACCGGCCCCATGGCCACCAGCGGACCCTACGGCGTCGTCACGAGGTTCTTCTCATCCCCCCTGATCACGTCCCCCCGGTCGGCGATGTCCGCAGCTGTGACGATGCTCGAGACATCAGTCCGGCGATCCTGGACTATCCCGGTCGAGCACACCCCCGACCCATCTATCACCCTCGACGAGGTCGTCGACCTCCGGGTCTCCCCCGACGCCGGCACCGCCCCGCTCCGGATGCGCGGCGTCGTCGCCTCCGTGGACATACCCCTCACCCACGAGGGCACCGCCCGCACCGACGTGGAGGTGACGTCACGATGACCGCCGGCACGAGAGTCCTCGACCTCCTCGACACTGCCCCCCGGGACGAGCCCCCACGCTCCGGAGCCGACCGAGCCCAGGTAATGATCGCCGAGGTCACCGCCATATCCGTCGATGGCACCCAGGTCTCCGTCTCCATCCTCGGAGCCGACCCCGTCCAGCTCCCAGCCACCGCCTCCGTCTGGACAGGCGTCACCACAGCACACGTCCTGATGGACCCCGGCACAGGCCGCCCCGTCCACGTCCTCGGACCCGCCACCAAGCCACTCGAGAGCGCATCCACCGCACCCCCAACGCAGGGCGAGGACCCGGTGACCGTCGTCCGCACGGCCACAGTCACCCCCGAGTGGTCAGGCACCTGGACAGCCGGCCAGGGATGGGACCGACTCAACGTCGGCCGCTACGGCGGCCGCACCGACCTCTACCAGGGCGCCCTCGCCGGCATCCCCCGCACCGGCCTCGCCACCTACGGCCAGCGCATCACCGCCCTGGCCGCATCCAAGATCACACGCGCCGTCCTCACCCTCACCGGCAACGGCTCCAACCGCGGAAGCTGGACCGCCATCATCCAGTGCGCCGACAAGACCCCCGCCGGCCCCGCCCCCTCAGGCACAACCGCCGGCGTCACCATCACCGGCACCGCCACCGCACAGGTCGACATCACCGCGCTCGCGGGCGGGCTGATGGCCGGCCGGGGGCTGGCTCTTGTCGGCTCCAGCTATGGGGCCGTCCATGGGACGGGGGCGTCGATGTCCCTGGCCCTGACCTATGAGGCGCTCGCATGAGCGCCGGCGGGTGGAGCGTGTGCCCGATATGCGGGTCGGTCATCGCCGACATCTGGCTGCACACCACATGGCACGAGTCGACCCTCGCGGAGCTCATCGCCGACATGACGACACCCATCACAGACGACGAGCCGGCTGACGTGCCGGCCGAGACAGGAGACACGGCATGACCATCACTGACGCCCGCGGCCATCGCGTCCCCGAGGGCACGGACCAGGCGTCCCGGCAGTCACTCCTCGACCTGTCTCTGTCGATCCCGTCGGTCGCCACCGCCGGGTCACTCGACGCCGCCAACCAGCTCGTGCGGGCGCTCACAGACGCCGGCATGCCCCCCTCACCGTCCAACGTACTCACAGTCCGCCGTACCGACATCGGAGCTACCGCCCACTGGGACGGCTCCGCGTGGGCCTACACGCCCGACCAGGTCGCCGGACAGATCGCGTGGGCCGGCACCGCACCGCTTGCGGCCAATGCATGGTATCCGGTCGCGTGGCAGTCAGCGTCTCCGATTCGTGTTGGTGGAGTGACATGGAATGGGGCGGGATTCGTCGTGCCCTATAAGGGCCTCTATCGAATCGAGGCTTTCATCAAGACCACGTGTCCGTCGGCGTCGACCGGCCGTCTCGGTGTCGGTGTGGCGACGAATGGGGCGATGGATGGGCGGTCGGTCGAGGGTGCCGCGCCGTCGGGCGCCGACTATGTCGGCTTCGCCCTGTCATTCGTCACAGAGCTCCAGGCCGGGAACACTGTCGAGCTGCGGAATCGGCAGGACATTGCGACGTCGGTCGACCGCAAGGTCGCGGGCCTGTCTGTGGAGCGGGTCGCCGCCTACTGACCGGCCCCGCACTATTCGTCCCCCGTGCTATCCGGGCGCGGGGGTTTACCTATGGAAGGAGGCAAATAAGTGAGTAGGAAGCAGGCTTTCATTGACGGCATCGTGAATGCCGTCGCGAATTTCAACGTCGGCTACTCGCAGGGTGCCGCCCGGTCGACGATCGCGGCGCTCGCGTCGAGCCCGTCGCGGGCGGTGGACGCCGACTGCTCGTCGCTGATCGCTTTTGGTCTGTGGCGGGCCGGCTACACGGGCTCGTTCCGCGCGGACGCGTGGACGGGGAACCTGCGGGGGATCATGACCGCCGCGGGCTTCACCGCCCGACGGTGGTCGCGTGGTACCGCGCTGCACGCCGGCGACGTGCTGCTCCTCGAGGGCGCGACGGGGAAGCGCGGCCACGTCGCGCTGTACGCGGACGCTGCTGGCCGCACGAGCCAGCTTTTCGAGGCCTGGCTCAATGAGCTGGGCGGGACCATCGGGGGCGCCCCTGGTGACCAGGGCGATGAGACCAGGATGCGGCCCTATGTGTCGCACCCGGACACCGTGGCGGGCAGGTGGGAGTGGGTCCTCACCCCTCCCGCCGAGGCCGCCGCATCAACTACGACAGCACAGGAGGATTTCACAGTGGCAGAGGCAGAGCGAGTCATCGCGCACGTGACGGCGGTGGACGGCACCGTCAAGGCGACGTCCCAGACGGTGCACGCTGAGGTGCTGGCCCTGCGCGAGCAGGTCAGCGCCCTGGCGGCGACGGTCAAGGCCCTGACGGCGAACGTCAACAAGGTCGTGGACGCGCTCCCCGAGCTCAAGATCGGCGCGGACAGCGCCAACAAGACGAAGGTCAGGATCGGCGCGTCCTCGGATGGCACGGCACCCCTGCCGGCGACCCTGGCGCCCGAGGAGCGCGCCGCCATCGCGGCCGGAATCACTGCTGAGAAGGAGGGAGCCCGATGAGCGCGACCTACACGAGGACCTGGGCGCTCGGTGCTGCTGAGCGAGCGCTGAAGACAGCAGCGCAGACTCTCGCTGCGATCGTGGTCCCTGGGGCCGTGATCTGGGGCCTGGACTGGCCCCAGGCGCTCGGTGTCACCGCGACGGCGACCCTGCTGTCGGTGCTGACGTCGATCGCGGACCCGCGTCACGCGGACGTGGCCGTCGCGACGGCACCGGCGGCTGGCGAGGGCTGACCTGTGGGCGCCGTCGTGGGGCTGCCGGCCCGCGTGTGGGCCACGATCCGTGAGCCACGGACCATCAGCCTGCTGATGGTCGGGGTGTACCTGACCCTGCTGGGGATGGTGTGGCGGGTCGCGACGGCGCCCGTCCCGATGCCGCCCGACGTCGCTGCCGGCCTGGTCGCCCTGACCCTGGGGTGCTTGGCCGGCGCGCCGTCGGCGTGGCGCGGCTGGTGGGGTGTGGAGGCCCCCGCCGCGGGCATGGTCATGCTCGGCCTGCTGGTCCTGGCGGTCGAGGACATCGGCCGCGGGGTCACGGCAGGTCACTGGCCGTACTACCCCGTGCTGCTGACGATCTCCCTGGTGCTGATGACCGCGCAGCGTGTGCTGCGGATCGTCGGCACGGACTGGGAGCCCGGCCGTGAGCCGGACACGCGGGCGCGCCGTGCCCGCACCGCCCTGAGTGTCGAGCGCGTGATCGAGGCGGACGCCCTGGCCGCCGCTGCCTCCAGAGAGGAGGAGCCAGGGTGCGACCAGACCTGATGACCGCCCTCATGGCCGTCCTCACCGGGGCGGTGGGGGTGAAGCTCCTCGACCTCGCGGCGTCGGCGTGGAGGCGCATGCGCGCTGAGGCGCACGACCGGGAGACGGCCGTGCAGCGGGCAGAGCGCGAGCGTGACCGGTGGGAGCTGGTCGCGCGGGCGACGCGGCGCATCGCTGTCGAGCGGGGGGCGCGCCTGGCGGACCTCCCCCTCGGGCCGGGCGAGGAGCCCATGGACACGGGGGACGACTGATGAGACGAGAGGAGGCGCGCTGATGGCGCGCATCGTGGGGAGCGTGGTCTCCCCTGCTGGGGCGCCGCTACCGGGGTGGGTGCGGCTGGAGCCGTCGCCGCCGGTGGCGGTGTCGGCCGGCGACCTGGTGGTGGCGTCGTCGGTGACCGGGGCGCTGGACGCCGCCGGGCGCCTGGACCTCGAGGTGCTGGAGCCCGCTGGCGTGGCCTGGGACGTGACCGCGTGCCTGGGCACGGTGGTGGCCCGCCGGCGGGGGGTGGTCCTGCCCGTCGAGGGGACGGTGTCACTCGCGTGGCTGCTCGGACTGGCCGACCAGCCGGTCGAGCCGGTCGAGCCTGTCCCGCCTGTCGTCGAGGGAGTCGTGGTCGTCTCGGATGACGGCCTGACCTACGTACAGCCCGCCGTCGTCGACGGCGAGCTCTTCACGACTGACCTGGCCGTCGCGTCAGCGGACGGCCTGACCTACACCATCGAGACGACAGGAGGAGGCACGCCATGACCGAGACCGTGACCGCCTACACTCGCGCGGGTGCGGACGCTGCGATCGCCCGGGCGGTGGAAGCCATCCCAGCCGGCCCGCCCGGTGAGCCTGGGCCGCAGGGCCCGCCCGGCCCTGCGGGTGACACCGGCCCGGCTGGTGAGCGTGGAGAGCGCGGCCTGCAGGGAGAGACGGGCCCGGCAGGCCCGGCCGGTGAGCGTGGCGAGCAGGGGCCGGCCGGTGAGCGTGGCCCGCAGGGGCCGCCTGGCGCGCCTGGCACGAGGGTGGTCGTGGTCGCCGAGGGCGCGGACCTCCCGGAGGGCACTCAGCCGGGGGATGTCATCCTCCGCACGGGGGTGTGACCGGTGGCCGTGGTGGTACGGTCCCACGCTGTGGCGACCGCGCGAGCGTCCGAGGGCCAGTTCACGCCCCTGTCCGTGGACTCGCAGGCCGGTGACCTGGCCCTGCTCGTCATGGGCTCCCAGTTCGGGGACACCGCGGCCCGCCCTCCGGAGGGGTGGGAGACCGCCTACACGGCGTCGGCGGGTGGCCGCTCTGGCTACGTGGCCGCCCGACGGGTGACGGACCCGCAGGACACTCAGGGGGTGCAGTGGTGGTCGACGTCGGCTGATGACGCGGCGCGTCAGCGTGGCGCCCTGGTCGTCCTGTCCGGGGTCGCCCAGCACACGCTCACCGCGTGGTCCGGGACGCTCCCGGAGGTCGACGGGGTGACGCTGCTGGTGTCTCAGCAGCACGCCACCGCGGCCACTCCCCTGGCCGAGTGGCCGGCCGACGAGCTGGTCATCGCGGGTGAGGCGTCGTCGACGGCGTCGTGGTCGTCGCTGCGCGCCGGCATCGTGCAGGCCGCCCCCGTCGGGGCGGTGGGACCGCAGGCGTGGGCGGCGGTGAGGCTGGTCCCCGCCGCGGCGGTGCCGTGGGCGGAGGTCGACGGCCGCCGGGCGAGCGTCGCCGTGTGGGACGGCGCCCGGGAGGTGCCGGTCATCCGCGCTGGTGTCATGCCCGCCGGCGCGCCCTCGGTGGACGCGCTCCTCTCCACGCCGCGGTTCGTGGTCGCCCACCGTGGCGGCTCGCAGTCGTGGGTGGAGCACACCCCAGGCGCGTACACGAGGGCGGTGGCGCACGGGTGCACCGCCCTGGAGGTGTCGGTGGCCCGCACCCTCGACGGGGTGTGGATCGGCCACCATGACCGCACGCTGGCGCGCCTGGGTGGTGGGGACGTCGACCCGGCGACGCTGACGTGGGAGCAGGTGCAGGCCGCGCTCCCGGAGCGGTCCCGGCCGGTCACCCTCGACTGGCTCCTCCAGGCGTACGGGCAGTCGCACGTGCTGGTCTTCGACCCGAAGTACCGGGCGGGGGACCGGATCGATGAGTACCTCGAGCTGCTCGCCCCCTACCGGGAGCGGACACTCATGAAGTTCGCCGGCGACGCGGCATGGCTCTTCCGCCAGTGGCGGGCCGCCGGCTTCCGCACGTGGGCGTACGCCTACGCCGCCAGCGCTGGGGAGGCCTGGTACCAGGCGATGCTCACCAACCAGGACATCGACGTGCTGTCGATGGAGTGGGACGCGCCGGTCGAGGTGTGGCAGGCGCTGGTCGCGACCGGGAAGCCGGTCGTGGCGCACATCCCCTCCCAGGCGGCCCAGGTCGCCACTGCGTGGGAGCGTGGCGCGGCCGGGGTGATCTGCTCAGCCCCGGACACCGTCCTCCCCCTGAGGGTGTGACACCAAGAGTGAGGCCCCCGCACCATCCGTGGTGCGGGGGCCTCGTCGTCGTGTCTCAGGCCAGGTAGTCGAGGAAGGCCTCGACCGCTTGGGTGCGTGTCGCACCCCAGGCGACTGCGCGGCTGGCGCGGTCGTGCTGGTGGGCCATCATGTCCGCATCTGAGGGAGATTCATAGGCGAACCACTTCCCGTCCGCGGGGGTGGGGCCCCCCGCGCTGCGTTCCACGGTGCCGATCTCGCGCCCATCGCGCGAGATGATGGCGTGGCCGGCGTAGGTGGTGGTGACCTTGACGTTCTTCATGATGACTCCTGTGGTGGTGGGGGGGCTTGAGGGTGGTGCGGGGGCCGCCGATTCGATGTCTTGGCGGCCCCCGCATGTGGTTGGGGAGTCGTCGTCACCAGGGGGTGACGATCTCCTCGAGGCGGTCGCGCTCAAGGCGCAGGTTGCTGAGGAGCAGGCTCTCGGAGCTCGCGTAGGGCATCGGGTCGGTGGGGTCCTGGTGGGCTCCCGAGAAGCTGGCGGTGGTGACCTGCTCCCAGTAGCCGGGGGCGGTCCCGGCGGGGAGCGGGAGGATGGTGTCGAGCGGGACCCACGTGTCGGGGTCGTCGGGGTCGCGGACCTCGACGGTGACGGTCCACTGGTCGTCGGCGGTGCCGGGGGCCCCGGGGGTGTAGGCCTCTCCGACGGCAGGACCGTCCCAGGTGAGGCGGATCGGTCCATTGAGGGCCTGGGTGGCGGTGGGGTCGGACAGGATCGCGTCGGCCTTGGCGAGTCCCTCGGGTCCGAGGTTCAGGGCGCGCTGCTCGTCGTCGATGATGGCGTGGCGGATGACCGCGGCCCAGAACTCGTCCTCGTCGACGGAGACGACGTAGCGGTAGGTGGTGCCCTCGCCGATGGTGCCGAGGACATCGGCGGCGATCGCGTCGACGTCGTAGTCGGCGCTGGTGGTGTCTCCACCACCCGGGCCGTCGAGGACCTGGACGATCTCGTACTCGATGGCGTCGCGGCGGGTGATGTAGCTGCGGGTCTCCATTGGTGGCTCCTCTGTCTCTCTCATCGGGTCCGTCCCGATGCCTCAAGTATATGACGTCATATAGTGGGGGTCAAGGGGACTGCATCACAGGTCGGTCACGGACGGCTGCGCTTCCAGCCGAGCAGGCCGTACACGGTCTGCGGGGATACTCCCGCAGACCGGGCGATGCGCGCCTTCGGGGCGCCCACCTCGAGGGCGGCGAGCATGGCGGCGCGGTGCTCCTCGGTCGCCTGGTCGAGGGATGTACGGGCGGTCTCGCAGCGGCGCAGGGCTGCTGCGATGTCGTCCCTGGTGGTGGGCTCGGGTGTGGTCATGGTGTGTCTCCTGCCTGCCCCTGTGGGGCGTGGTGGTGGGAGGGGAGGGGCGGTCGCCCGCCCCTCCCCTGGTGGTCGTCAGACGAGCGGGCAGCCCATAGAGGCCCACGGCCCGTGCTCGCGGATGATGTCCGCGATCTCCGCCCGGCCGATGTCGCCGGCGAGCTCAGCCTCCTCCCGGAGGGCCGCGTAGCTGGGGCGGCCGGTCTGCGCGTAGCGGCGGCCGTAGAACCACGCCCGCAGGTCGTGGTAGCGCACGGCTTCGCGCAGGCGGAGGATGCGGACGGAGGGGTCCAGAGTGGGGTCGGTGACGGGCATGGTCTAGATGTCCTCTCGGTGGGGCGGATGCGGTCAGATCGACAGAAGGGGGGGAGCGCCGGGAGGGGATCGGCGGGTCGGTCACCACTCGTCGGTCTCGGTCTCGGTCTCGTAGATGCTGAGGTCCATGCCGACGATGGCGGCGGCCTGCTCGTCGTCCATGACGTCACCGCCCATGGCGGTAGCGAAGGCGTCACCGTCGGGGGTGCGCCCCCAGGCGGGGATGTGATAGAGGCCCTGCGCGCTGTCGGCGTGCTCGTAGAGCGCGCGGGCGATCCCCTCGCCCTGGCGGTCCTCGTCGACCTCGACGTTGAGGATGAGGCCCGTCTCGTGGGCCAGGAGGAAGCCGACCTCGACACCCTCGTCGAGGGCGGCGTAGCGGGTGCCAGTCAGTCCGTCCTCAGTGGTGGGGGTGGCGGTGATCTCCATGATCGGCTCCTCTCGGTGGGTATCGGGTCCGTCCCGATGACTCAAGTATATGACGTCATATAGTATGACGTCAAGGGGGAAGGTGCATCACAGGTAGATCACGGGCGAGTGCGCTTCCACCCCACTCCCAGGGTGCCCGGGTCGCCACTACGTCGGAGCGTGGAGCGGATGGGGCGATCTTCTCGGCCCCGGGCGCCACCCTCTCCCTGAGGGTGTGACGCCAATCGAGCGAGGCCCCCGCACCATCCGTGGTGCCGGAGCCTCACTCTTGGCGCTTCGGTGGCCCCGTACATGGCCTAGGCGTCGTCGCTCTTCGGGAGGGTGTGCCGCTTCACAGACGCCCAGAACTCGCCCTCACTGACGGCGATGACGTGGCGGTAGCTAAGTCCCTCGCCGATGGTGCCGAGAACTTCGTTGGCGATGGCGTCGACGTTGTAGCCCCCAGCACCGACCTCTTCGTCGGCAATGTCGAGAACTGTGATGATCCCACCATAGATGGCTTCGCTGCGGGTGTTGTAGGTGCCGGCCTTCATCGCGCTCCCTTTCCTCTCTCATCGGGTCCGTCCCGATACACCTAGTATATGACGTCATATAGTGGGGGTCAAGGGGGAAGTCGCATCACAGGTAGGTCACGGGCGCGGCGGGGGGGGGGCGATACGGGGCGCTCACGAGGAGCGGGGCTCACGAGCGCCTCGCTTTGGGGGAAACCGGGGCGCATCTGGGGTGCTCGCGAGGTGAGGCGCTCACGGGCGACCGGTTAGCGACTCTGGGGTGGGGTGCAGAGGTGGCCCGGGTGCGCCCACTCGGGCCGACCCGGGACAGAGTGGGCGAGATGGCTACCAGTGCGGCTACCGCGTCAGCCGGGGCGTCCCGGAGAGTGCGGACCTTTGCCCGCGGATACACCGATCCGAGACGGAGATGCTCGCCAGGTGCTGCGGACTTTTAATCCGAAGGTCGTGGGTTCGAGCCCCACGGGGGGCACCCGCAGCAAGCCCGGGATCCCACGATCAAGTCGGTCCCGTCCATCGGTGGCCCAGTAGGAGACGTCGACGCCCGCATCGTCGTCGAGCGCGTGCGGTTGGCCGACGATGTCCCGCTCGCACTCGAACGGGCCACGCCTCCCGGGGACTTCCCGTCCTGGAGGCGGACCTGGAGAACGGCCCCCTGCACGAGGCCATGTCGGACACAGGGGGCGACCTGGGCCGGGCGGCCGGTGCCGTCACCGGCCGGCGGGTCGAGAGCAAGCGGACGGCGTACCTCGCCTCCCGGTGGGAGGTCGACACCGTCTCCTTCGTCGCAGCGCCCACGCCCATGACGATCGGTGAGGCCTTCCTCCGCCTTATCGACGCAGGAATAGACCGGATGGGTATCGGCTGCCGCTCGACACCCGCCGTCCTCGGCCTCGCCGAGGACCCCGCGGAAGCCTCTGGCGGCCAGGGAAGCCGGAGCCGCCACGGCAAGCGGCTACTGATCCGTGGACGCACGCGGCACCCACGCAGGCTTCCGGTCAGGGCACCCGACCTTCCGGCAGCATCGTCGGGAGGGCGCGTCGCCGGGACGTCGTGCGCACGGCCGCACGGGTCGGGGGCAACCCGCCGCCCAGACCCGCATGACAACCTCTTCACTAGAGACAAGCTTGTCTGGTCGGATGCGTTCGCGCCCAGGTCCCTGTCCACAGCGCCAGAACGGGCACGATCACCTCGGACGCACGTCAGGACAGCTCCCCTGCTCCCGTTGAGCACCTCGTCCGCGTGGCTCCGCTGAAACCACCGCGGCGACACACGAGACCCTCGCCCGTGCACAGGCAAGTCGCAACGGGCGACCTGCCGACGGCGTGCCGAGGCCTGCTGACGGCCCGTCACCAGGCATCCCGGGGATCGCCCTGAGATCGTGCTGAGATCGCCCAGGAGCACCCCGGGCGGGCATTCCCCCTCCTGCTGTCCCGGACCTTCCCCGGCCATGACTGACGCCGAGGTCCTGTCCCTGGCCGTCACGGCGCCATCGCTGCGCCTCGACCTCCCCTCGACCGGTCATGTGACTCTCGACCGGGAGATCGCAGTCACATAGACGGTCGAGGATTACATGACCGGTCGAGGAACACATGACCGGTCGAGGCAGGGCGGTCCGGGCGGGCGGGCCGGAAGGTCGCGAGACTCCGAGGACGATCGGGACGGGGCCGAGCTCAGCAGCCCTGGACCGCCCCGCCTCAGCTTCCGCCGGCTGCGCCCGTCCCGGCCGATCCGGTCTCGTCAGCCGTGGACTTGTCGGCCGTGGGGACGCGCGAGCCGACGCCCTGGCCCGGAGCCGTGCGGTCCACCGAGAGGGCGAAGTCGTCCCCGTGGGCGCTCACGCCCTGGACGACGGCGTGGTCGATGGCCTCGGCCGCGTACTTGCCGCGCACGATCCGCGGGTCGGTCTGGAGGTCGCGCATGAGCGCGACGACCATGGCGATCATGACGACGAGGAAGGGCAGGCTCGCCACGATCGTGATCGACTGGAGGCCGGCGAGGGCGTTCTCGCCGCCGATGACGAGCATGATCGCGGCAACCGCCCCGGTCACGATTCCCCAGAAGACGACCGTCGAGCGCCTGGGCTCGATGGTCCCGTTCTCCGACAGGGTGCCCATGACGATCGAGGCGGCGTCGGCCCCCGAGACGAAGAAGATCGCGACGAGGACCATGACGAGCACCGAGGTGACCTGCTCCCAGTGCATCGTGCCCAGGAGGGCGAAGAGGGTCGCCTCGGCGTCGCCCGCCTCCGACAGCCGCTCACCGGCCTGCTCGGCGTGGATCGCGCCTCCGCCGAAGATGGCGAACCACACGAGCGAGACCATGGAGGGCAGGAGCAGCACACCCGAGACGAACTGGCGGATGGTGCGGCCCCGCGAGATCCGGGCGATGAACATCCCGACGAAGGGCGTCCACGACACCCACCACGCCCAGTAGAAGATCGTCCACCCCGAGAGCCAGTCGTTGGCGTCCGGCCCGGAGGCACCGGTCATCGAGGACATCTGCATGATGTTCTGCATGTAGGTGCCCAGCGTCGTCGGCAGGAGGTTGAGGATGAAGACGGTGGGGCCCAGCACGAAGACGAACAGCGCGAGCACGACCGCCAGCACCATGTTGATGTTCGACAGGTACTGGATCCCCTTGCTCACGCCCGACACCGCCGAGACGATGAAGCAGATGGTCAGGATGGTGATGAGCACGACGAGGAAGACGTTGCCGACCTCCCCCGCCCAGCCCACGATCTGGGCACCCTTGGCGATCTGCAGGACGCCCAGGCCCAGGGAGGTGGCCGAGCCGAACAGGGTGGCGAAGATCGCGAAGATGTCGATGATCTTGCCCGCGGGCCCGTAGCTCTGACGCTTGCCGATCAGGGGCTCGAAGACCGCCGAGATCGTCAGCGGCCGCCCCTTGCGGAAGACGCTGTAGGCGATGGCCACCCCGACGACGGCGTAGATGGCCCACGGGTGGAGGCCCCAGTGGAACAGGGTCGTCGCCATGGCGGTGCGCACGGCGTTGGCGTCACCGGGCTCGACGGTGCCCGGAGGCGGGGCGACGAAGTGGGACAGGGGCTCGGCGGCTCCGTAGAACATGAGGCCGATGCCCATGCCCGCGCTGAACATCATGGCCACCCACGACGTCGTGGAGAACTCGGGGTCCTCCCCGTCACGGCCCAGGGGGATGGCGCCGTAGCGGCTGGCTGCCAGCCACAGGATGAAGAAGACGAAGCCGGTCGCGGCCAGGGCGAAGAGCCATCCGGTGTTGTCGACGACCCAGGCGAGACCCGCCTGGGAGGCGCTGCCCAGCGACTGGGGCGAGCCCACGCCCCACAGGACGAATGACAGCGAGACGACCGCCGTGACGCCGAAGACGATGGTGTCGAGCTTGCCCGGCTGCTCGTCCCCCAGGTCCTCGGCCATGGGTTCGAGCGCGGGGTGGTTGGCGTCGAGGACCTTGCCCTGTCGGGTCAT